CCACTGACAGGTGTCTTTATCTAATAACCAAGAATCGAATGGTTGTGGTGCGATAAAAGCATCTCTTGTTTCATCATAAGTAAAACCTATACCTGCGAAGTTGTACCTTATGTTATCGTTGTAAGATGTTTGCACCCAAGTACCACCTAATAGGTCAGTACAAAACTGAATACCTAAAGCCTCTGATTCATTACCTTGTTCATCTAGTATGTCATTATTATCTACAACGATTACTTGGGTAACTATGTTGTCTGTGTCTAATTCTGCGAAATGTGCCATAATTTACCTATTGAAATTTGTATCTAATAATTACAACACCAGAGCCACCATTACTAGGACTCTGTGCTGGGTCACTTCCCATCCCACCACCACCTAAGTTAGCAGTTCCCGAAACTCCTGGGCTAGAACCACTACCAGTGCCTGATGTTCCGTTACCTGCCTGACCTCTACCACCACCACCACCTGCTCTTGTTACAGCCGAGCCTGTAATTGATGATGAAGAACCATTACCGCCATTACCACCAACATCGCCAACATCCGAGGTCTGGCAGTTAGGGTCAGTAAATCCTGCTTGGGATGCACCACCACCTCCACCACCTCCAACATAAAATGTTCCAGAGCCACACTGACCATTAGGACAACCATCTCCGCCATCATAGCCTTGCCCACCAGTGCCAGAGCCACCATAAGCACACCAAGATTCACCAGCACCACCAGCACCACCACCAGAGCCACCTGCACGACCATCTCTCTTTCCGTAAGAAGAACCACCACCACCTCCACCACCAGTAGAGGTTATAGAACTAAATACAGAGTTAGAGCCATCAACCCCATCTTCGTTAGTGTTAGTACCACCAGCTCCACCAGCACCTACTGTAACTGAATACCCTGTATCTGTGACAGTAAAGCCACTTGCAGTTCGGTAGCCACCAGCACCGCCACCACCTGCTTCCCATCGACCACCACCTCCACCACCAGCAGCGATATTTAAATACTCTACTACTGTTCCATAAGTAGTATCAGTTCCAGTTGTTGGTGTGAATGTGCTTGATGAGTTGAATGTATGAACTTTATAATCACCATCAGTAGTTATAGTGCCACCCGTTGCGGACATAAACTCTTGACTAGCACTTGTGCCTTGTAACATTCTAAAACTTGTAAACATTATGCGTACCCAGTTCCTGCCTGATTAGCGTACCAATTAGTACCGTCTGAAACAAATACATAAATATCAATACCACTGTCTGCTGTTGGTGCTGAACCACCGTTCCACTTAATCGTACCTGCCCAAGTAATACTTGTAGCGGTTGCGTGAATAATTGTAAAACTCTTGCCTGATGTAGCAGTAGGCATAGTAATTGTCATAGTGCCAGTACAAGAGTAAAGCGTACCATCATTGGTTAAATCAGGGGAAAATGAAGCCGACTTTGTGGTTTTGGTTTCAGTAATTGCTTCTAAAGTAACATCACCTGTTAGCGTACCACCAGTTAGTGATAAAACTCCAGTCAAACTAGCACCACTACCATCACTATTCAGTAGAGTACCAGTAGCATCTGGCAGGGTTATCGTCTTATCGACTGAACCTGCACTCGTTTGTACGGTATAGACAGCACTTCCACTCGCATTACCTTGAATTTTTACCTTTGCCATATTCTATTCTCCTAAACGATAGTCCATACTGAGGTAGCTGGTACAGTTACTGAGCCACTCGACCCGATAACTACTGGACCTGCACTCATAGCATTATTTGTTGATGTGATACTATAAGCTGTGTTTATAGTGTGAGCGTGTTCGTATAAGCCTTCTGTTGTAGAGTTACCACCACCTACCGCTGCCCAAGCAGAACCATCATAAACTTCTGCTGAAGTATCTGTTGTGTTCCAACGAATGTAACCAGCCGAAGGTGAGCCATCTCTTTGTACTGTAGTACCACTAGGTAAAACAGCTGAACCATTAGCCGAGGTCTTAGCGACTTTAGCATCTAACTGAGTTTGAATATCTGAAGTTACACCATCAGTGTAGTTAAGTTCTGTTGTAGTAGAAGTAACCCCATCTAATAGATTAAGTTCAGCAGTAGTAACAGTAGCACCCTCGAGTATTGCCATTTCAGTAGCGTCTACACCAGCAATGGTCTTAGAGTTCATATCTAAGTTACCACCTAACTGTGGAGTAGTGTCATCTACAACATCAGCAAGACCATCTACAGCAGTTACTGCTGCCCAAGAAGTACCATTGTAATGTTTAAGTACATTAGCTGTTGTATCTGCCCATAAGTCACCCTCATTAGGTGAACCAGGTGCTGAGGCACTGATTGTATATTCATCTGAGTATCTACTAACACTAGCTTCATTCGTGGCTACAGTTGTTATGTCTGATGAAATACCCGCTAGAGTATTCATATCTGAAACAACATCGGATGTTCCGAGTGTATTTAAGTCAGAAACTACATCAGCTGTACCTAGCGTATTTAAGTCAGAAACAACATCAGTAGTACCTAGAATAGCTAAATCTGCTACAACATCAGTAGTACCTAAAATAGCCATATCTGCTACAGCGGCAGTCGTACCAAGAATAGCCATATCAGCCACAGCATCAGTAGTTCCTAAAAGACCCATATCAGTAATAACTGCTGAAGTTCCTAATAATCCCATAGCAGTAACATTGTCAGAGGTAGCTAATAAATTCATATCAGTTACAATATCTGATGTTGCTAATGTATTTAAGTCAGAGATAATATCACTTGTTGCTAATAAATTCATATCAGCGACTACGTCAGCGGTTGCTAGTGTGTTCATATCAGCGACTACGTCAGCAGTTGCCAATACGTTCATATCAGAAACTATGTCAGCAGTTGCCAATACGTTCATATCAGATACTACGTCTGCGGTTGCTAATATGTTCATATCAGAAACTACATCCGCTGTACCGAGAGTGTTCATATCGGAAACTACGTCTGCTGTACCTAGAGTGTTCATATCAGTTACTACGTCAGCTGTGCCTAGAATTGCCATATCAGCTACTGCATCAGTTGTACCTAATCTACCAATCTCTGTAGCTTTATCTGAAACAGTATCAATGTTTGTCTGGTCAGCAGTTGTAGGTGTAGTACGAAGCCAAGAAGTAGTGGCTAAATCATAAATCTTAGTCAGATTATTAGTAGTATCAAAATACATCGCACCATCAATAAGAGTATCACCATCATTATCTACTGATGGGTCACTAGATTTAGCACCTAAATATCTATCATCAAAAGTATCTAATGCTAATTCTGATGCTGTTTCTGCGGTTTCTGCTCCTGTCTTAGCGGTCTCTGCTGCTGTTTGTGCTGCTAAAGCTGCTGCCTTAGCTGCTTCAGTATCTGCAATTAGTGAATCTAAGTCATAACTGTCAGCTAGGACAGATGATGTAGCAATTCCATATCCTCTATCAATACTCATATCTCATCCTATGGTGTCTTTAATCTACGTCTCATAGCTAATACTGCTAGAGCTAATCTCTTCTTCTTAGGTAACTTCATACAACCTCCTACTCAATTAGTTTAATAAAAGCCCCTCAGTTAAGAAGGGCTAGGGTTAAACTAACTTATGAAGTTAATTCTTGGATTGAACCAGGTCTTACAACCTTAGAACCATACACAGTATCAGCTGTGAATAGGTCTGCTAGGTACTCTTGTTGGTATTGAGTCTGCGTACGAATTGACTGTTGAGTCGCAAGTACGTGAGCATCCTTCTGGAATAAGAAAGCTTTCTCTGTAGCACCTGTGCCCACTTGCGTAGACATATATACAGGTACACCATAGATAGAACCAATCTTACCAGTCTTGATTGCATTACCATCACCAATGAACTGTTGCTCTGTGAAGCGGTCAGTAGACATTAGTGCAGTCATACAAGATGGAGTTACGATTAGTGAACGCCCGTCCACTGGAGTATTACCATCATTCAATACTTCAATAGCTGCTAGCAAAGAAGTGTCCCAGTTAGATACACCAGTGATTACTGCGTTACCGCCTGTTAGTGCAGAAGCACCATCTAAGTCAGTGATGATTTTAGAATCAACATTCTGAGCTAAGGCGTAACCAGCATCATCAGTGTAGAACTTACGCATAGAGTTCAATGCTTGTAAATCAGCGATGTCCTCAATACGGGTTGTCCACTCAAAGTGTTGGTCGATTACTACGTTAGTAACACCTGCGGTGTCAACATTGTAAGTAACTTCTACGTTCTTCACTTTTGAATTAGCAGCAGTACGCCCAGGAGTAGGAATGTGAATTGTATCACCTTTCTTACCCGCGTGGTTTAAATTACGTACCAGGTTTGCGGCAACTAAGTTGCCTTTATAAGTCGCGATTACCTCATCTGACCAGATTTCTGGGATGAAGTTAGCGGCTGTTGTTGTAGTCATATTTGTTATAGCCATTTTATATTCTCCTTTAGATTAATAGCATAGTTTATGTAACCCTTCCACTAGCGTACGCATCATATATTACATCCTGAAGCGACTCATATTTCAAAGGGTCTTCCATTTTCATTCGGATTAAATCAGCTCGTCTGAACGTCTTACCTCCTGCAGAACCCGAAGCACTCCTTGACTCTGTAGTAGCTGCTATAAGTTGAGACTCTCTATTAGTCGCTTGCTGTTGTTTTACTTCCTGTGTCTTCGAGACCATTGAACGGTCCTTCCAAGTAGATAGTAGCTCATTAGCTGCATCATAATTATAAGAGTCCGCTGCTTGAAACATCTGCATACGAATCGGACTGCCTTTAACCCAATCTTGAAACTTAGTATCTTTTACTACGTCACCAAAATCAGGGTGGGTTTGTTCCAACTGAACCTTAGCTGCAGACTGTGCCTGCTCCTGCTGGAACTGTTGAAACTGCTGGAACTTAGGGTGGTTTTCGATGGCTGAATTGACTGCCTTAGCAGGGTCATCATAGAAATCCGTACCTTGTTCCTCATATGTATCTGAGGAATTTTCTTGTAGGGGGGTTGACTGCCTAGCTACTTCCGCTTGTAGAAAACTATCCGATAACTTTCTTAACTCTCCAACTTCCTGAGACTTACGTCCCATTTCCCTTTCGAGGTTCTGATAACTATTGATTATGTCTTCTGTACTTTTGCCAGCAAACTTATCGGGTACTTGATACTCTTCAGCTAATGCTTCAGTTGATGTCTCCGTCATTACGTCTGTTGTTGACTCTTGTGTTGCTTCTGTAGGACTTACAGTGTCCTCTACTACTACATTACTCATACTTGGTCTCCGTCCCTAAAGGGATTATGGATGATAAAATGGCAGGGTTAGACTATAAATCTAATTCTTCTGCCGCTAATTTAGTTGTTTCCTCTAATCCAATTACTTGTCTTAGGATTGCCAACTGACCTCTAGCGAACCAAAGGTCTTTCTCTGTCTCCACACTATCTAACTTATTAGTGATGTCTTCAAGATTCTTTAGTTCCGCAACTAAGTCTCTCCATCCATCCTGTTCTGTTAAAGATAATCTATCGTGGTAAAATTTACTGTCCTCTTGCGTTAGCATAATTTAGTGCTGTCTCCGACTGGAGATGTTCAATCTCAGGAATCTTACGCATAGTATCTGCTCTCTTATTTTCAGACTCAGCAGCACTCTTATCTATAGCTGATAATTCCTTCTGCATTTTAACTAAGCGTTCCTGAATATCTAAATCATTAGGCTGTTCTTGTTGTGCTTTAGCTGCGTGTAACATAGCCTTAGCTTGTTCTTCTTGTGCTTCAGCTTGTGTCTTCATAATATCAGCCTTAGCTTGTTCCATCTGCATCTGCTGTTGCATCTGCTGCATCTGTTGTGCTTGTGGATTTGGTTGCATAGCTTGCATTAAGGAGTTTACAATCTGGTCTCTGTTGTGCATACTTGAGTTCTGGAATACAGATATCATCAAGATATTGAATGCTGGTGAATCCTTAGGTACTGATTGTAACATAGAGACCATCTGTTGCATCTCTAGCTCTTTAGCCATAATACCCATAGTAGAGTAAGGTACAAACTTATAGTCTGATACTGGGTATCTCTCTACATCAAATTGAATCTTTCTCCACATACTCTTATTAATCATAGGGATTAAGAATGTATTCTGGAAGTTCATCAGTGTTCTCTTCTGTCTCTTGATTGCAGCTGACTGCATCATAGACATACCACTAGAAGTAGCCCTATCAGGAGCACCCATATCAGAAGAACCAGTACCCATCTGTACCATATTCTGTAGTGTAGCTACTTGATTGGCTGTCTGTGGGTCTGTTTGACCTAACGTAAGTGGCATAATTGCCTGTCTAGGGTCACCATTAGTAAGAATAGTCTTACCAGGTCTGACCTCTAACTTCAATCCTCTAGGTAACCTAGTAGCATCTGCTGCCATCATAGGTGTAGTCGTAAGTGCTAATGAGTCAATACGTGCTCTCATCTCTGCATCTAACGCCTTCTGAGGATTATAACCTTTCTCACAGACACCTCTGCCCCAGAACTTACTAGGTACTAAATCGTGTTGATAACTAATGAATGGTCTATCCTTCATCATAAAAGGATTCTCTTCAGCACGTAATATGTGCGTATCATTAGCGATAGTCACTACTGCTTCAACTAATTCATCCTCATCATAAGTAAAGTCATCTTGGTCTTTATTCTTATTTAAGAACTTCTTAGGTACCTTACCCCAATATTCAGTAATCTTAATCTGGTCACCAGCATCTCTGTTAGTGTACTCAGGGTCAAAGCCTATCTGTATGATATTAGTATCTGCTTCTATATCTACCTTTTTATAGACACCCTTATTCATCCCTTCAGAAATGATATAGCGTGGCTTGTAGACCTCGTGTGCTACTCCCAATGCTTCATTTATAGACTCAGCCGCAGGGTCAATTAAGAACTCCTTAGGTGAGATAGCCTCTACTCTTACTTCAACAGTTGTGACTTCTTCTAATTCTCTAGATGTAGTTAGTGTTCCTTCTACAGGAACCTCTGCTGGCTTACGTTCAATCTTCTCTTCAGTAATAATCTTACCGATACCAGTACCATAGATAGCACCATTGAGGAATACTTCACATAAGGCATCCTTAACACCAGCACCTTCTAAGTCTTCTTGTAGTAAATTACGGATTAGTTCCGCATCTTTATTATCTTTATCTAGTTGGTCATCTTTAATGTCGAACCATTTACCCCTACCGAATGTAGCTTCTTCAATCTCTGCTACTGAGGATTCTACTGCCTGTTGTAGGGCAGGAGAGATTAATTTAGACTTCTCAGAGTTTCTGTTCTTATCTGCTGTAGTCCATATACCACGCCATAGACGATAGTATTCATCCCACTTAGTTAGATAGTTGTTATCTCTATGGTTACGCCATTGTTCTAATCTTGTGGCTAACCATCCTGCTAATGCTTGATAATCTCTTTCATCATTATACATACTTATTAATATCCTGCAACATCATCATAAGGTTCCCAATCATCTTCTAATTCAATAGTGTGCATAAAGTCTGCTACACTTACTTGGTCTATGTAAGCCAAGGCATCTATAATATCATCGTGAGTACCTCTAGTAGGGAACTCAATTAACTGTGTCTCTAAATCCTTGACATAAGCCTTATCGGGATTAAAGACAATCTTACCGTGTTCTAATCTACCCTGTAGTGCCCAGGTAATTCTATCTGTCTTCTTCTTACCACCGTGAGTCACGTCTGTAATAGGTACCCATCTTCCTCTTGTCCTCATCTCATCTTGTAGATAAGGTAGGATTGCATTCTTCAATGCACCTGCTTCGATACCTACAGTCGTGACTTCATTTTCAAT